TGTACCAAGTGCGACACTATCGGCTTGAATAGTCGCGGTAAGAGTTTTAGTACCATCTAATGTATCAAGCGAAACTGAACCACCTAAATCTCCTCCTAAAGCTATAGTTGCTCCGGTTGTTACACCAGCACCAGCAGCACCGCTAAGTGAGGCAGCACTTAAGCTTGTTAGAAAACTCGCGTCACCGGCGGTTAATGAACCGGTGCCTGAGGAGCCTCCTATCCTCAGACCATTTTTTACAATAAAGTCCTTGCTAGCCATATTAATTATTTATGGTCTAGTATATAGATAAATCCCCATAATCTTTGATTTCCCATCCATAACTATCTTGCAGTAAAGAAAGGAAGAATTCATCAGTCATAGGCTTGTTATAATCTAAATCGTAAACAACTACATGAGTCTGGGCGTGATAGTCACAATCTCCTAATCCCATACCAATAAAATTCTTTACAACTAAGGTACCATCTAGAGAGGCATTACGAGGATACGTAAGTATTATACTATCTCCATTCTTTAAATAACCTTCAAACACACATATTTCAGTCTTTTTAGTTTTTGTAAGCTGTTCTACAACAACATTAGACGGAAATATCTGTTGAGGTTCTGGAGGGTTACTATACTTAGCTATGTTTTGATACCAAAACTCTTCCGGGGTTTCAGCGCTCATACTCGTAGTTCAATTTCTTTTTGATGACCAACCACTACTTCTGGATGAACATATACTTTAACATTTTTTTGTTTTAATTTTAAACATAGCGTTACATCTTCCATAGAAAAATCTTGACAGTCTTTAATTTGTAAATAGGTCGGTTCGAACCAAGGATAATTTAATTGTTCAAATATTTCTTTTTTAAAAAGCAAAAAACCAAAACCTACATATTCAACTGTAAACGGCAAAAGTCTTGTTTTAATATCTTGTTTGTTCAAAAATTGAAACGTACCGTTATCATGAAAATATTCCTCATCCCAGACTTCAACAGCTGCGAACTGAGTACCATTAGCCATAAGATACAAACCGGAAATTACATCTTTATCTTCTTTATATAACTTTTCAAAATCTTCTGGAGTAAATACAATATCATCATCTAACCATAAAATATAATCGTATTCTTGTCCGTCAAATAATTCTTGAAGAGGTCCGGATTCTGGTTTACCCATTAAACACTTATTACGAACTTCATATATATTACGTGTATAAGTAGAACTAAATAAAACTTTAAAGCCTTTGCTTGTGAGATGTCTTATTAGATAAGTTAAAGATGTTAAGAACTTTCCTGTAAATGAATTACCTGGACAACATATTACGATAGTTTTATTCATACTACTTTTACGAAATTAAAATCTCCTTCATGTAGATCTATATCTTTATCTATTAAAAGATCTATATCTAGTTCTTTTATTCTATTACATATATCAATATCAACAAATTGTTGCTCTACTTCGTTTTTACTCACATGAGGTCTAAACCATGGATACTTTAATTGCTCAAATACTCCTTTCTTTATAAACACAAAATCAAAATCTAAATACTCTGCTACAATATAATTAACATCTTCTGAATGTTTTTTATATCGCCCATCAAACTTACCTGATAAAAATTTATAATTATTTTCGTTAAATTTATTAAAGGTTCTAATAAAGCTTGTAGGTGTAAAGGAGATCTTGTTACTTAAGAAGACTAACACGTCGTATTTAATTTTGTTTTGAAATGGAACTTGTTTAGGTCCTGCTAGAACATTACCACCTAAACACATTTGCTTAGCGTAAAATGCATTACAACTAGAATGTTGAGAAACAAAATAATTAACTCCCGTCTTATTTAAATATGAAGTTAAATTAACCCATGATTTTAAAAAAGCGCCGCTATAAGTAGAATCAAATAAATTAAAAACGACAGTCATCCTGTAAGATTATTTACAGAAATAATTTAGGAAACCACTATTTACGAAATGTACTTTGTAATCCTTGAATAATAAAGTCACCAGTTATTTTTACTGGCTGAGCATCAATTCTAGGATCTCTAATTACAACTCCTTCATGAGAGTCAACACGACCCATCGGAGAGTTTAAAGTCTCTAATAATGCTTTTCCTAAAAAGCGGGTCGCATGATAAACAAGAGCACCATCTATTGCAGCTTTTTGTTGCTCAGGATCAGCATACAAAGTATCAACAGGAACTTGTTGTAAGATAATATCCATGTAGTTCGCTTTGCTTATTGCTTCTCTCGGTGTTCCATCTACCCTCTTTAACTTTACTCTTTTAGGTAATTTTAACTCTTGGAGCCATTGCTTTAATGGCTTAACTTCATTACTAGCTTGAGCGTATGGTATCTCAACATTTTGAGATAATACTGCTTCATAGTTCGGCTTATCGCTAACTTGGACATCAACAGAACCAAACACTTTAAAGTCACCGCTAGCATTTAATTTCTCGATAAGAGACTTCATTACCTCAGGATTATAATTAACTTCTTTAGAAGCTCTTCTACGAGGGGTTGCTTGATACATTTCTAATAAACCATGTATAGCTATAAATTTTTCATCATACTCTAAAACATTAGTACTACCATCAACATATTCTAAATTAAAAAGTATGTTAGGGTTTTCAAGGATACCTAATAACTGTAACTCTTCTCTTATATTGTCAAGAGCACTATTAAAGAAAGAAAGAACATCTGTACCAACTTTGATCATTCCATGACCTTCTGGGAATCTTTCTCCAAGTCTAGCAATAGTAATACCTTCTACGTCGATCGGCTTGTTACTACCTCTATCTAAAGCGAACTCTTGACCTATAAATTTAATTGATGCATTTACTCCATCAATCTTTAATGCGCCTGGTTCTTTAGCTAAGCTATCATATGCTCGATCAAAAAATGTAATTAGATCTTGACCTGAGTTTACTGAATCAACATCAAAAGGATGTTGCATATGGCCACCAGCACCACCTTCGTTAAATAAAAAATATTCTTTATATGTAATCATACGTCTTTAACTCTATAAACATTAACTTTAATACCCATACTCTCTGTCAACCACACATCACAAAAACCTTCATGTATAATATATCGGACTATCTTATTTGGTATTTGGGTACCTTCAATCGAACCATCTTCGTCAAAGATACTTATCTTATAAGGTTGTACTTTAACCCTATAACCCATCACCGTTGTATCATATAATCCGATTGCGTTCACTAGTTATCTCCTAATCTAAATTTTGTTGCGGTTGCGCCGAGTTCAAAATTATACCAACCATTTTCAACGATAAATTTAATAAATTGGATTGGGTTGCCGGTAACTTTCATATACCTAGTTTCGTAAGTATTAAACCGCGTGTTTGGTTTTGCGCCATAGTTAATAGACATAATAACATCGTCACCATGGAGATGTAGATAATTATATAGTATTAAACCTCCAATTGCTCTCGATAAAGAAGAAGATTCTTTTTTAAAGTAATCATAAACTGTTTTAGGATCTCTACCTTCCATGTCTGTTATAAGAAGTTTGTATAATAAGTTAGTATAATCTTCAAATTTAACTCCAGAAAATGTAGACGCAAATTTTTGATCTAATAACATAGTTATATCAGTCCACAGCTTATTGTCTCCTATAGTTCCTTTCGCAAAAGAATCTAATAACATAGTTCTAATTCTTTTAGCAACATTAGTACCTTCTCCTGTTCTGCTGGATTCTCCAATTATTTTTTTAGATGTTCCAACTTCTACAACAAGATTACCTGCATCGAGTCTATTGTAATCAACATCTCCTACATCTCCCTTAACACCATTACCAATGATTCCTAACAAAAACTCCCCATCACCAACTGACGTTCCGCCAATCGGAAAACTCATCGTAAATAAGTTTTCAAAAAACTGATCCTCGTTCGTCTTAATAAATGTTTTTATGATAGGAATATATTTTGTATATAAATTCCACTGACCATGAGTACCAGGAATATCATCTGATAAATCTCCTCTTTCAAACCTCGTCTCTACATGGTTTTTGAATGCGCTCCAATCTATTTCATATGCAGGATCGGCCATTAAAGCCCTAAACATGCTCAAATAATCATTTCCTTTAACACCACCAGATTTAGAACTATCAAATTTAGAATCTGCAATAAGCTTTTCAATTAAATTATTACCACCTTTATGTAAACTGTCTATATACCTCACAATTTGAGCGAGTTGATCCGGTTCTACGTCCCCGAGTTGTTTAGTGTCGCCGTCGGCTGTAACAGCATATATCTGACTAGCTTCTGTTTCTGTAAAATATTGTTTAAATGTTTTCATGTATGTGTTAGTGGTGGTCTTTTCTCTCCATATTTATGTGGTTGTGAATCTTTATCATTCTTAGTACCTAAAGCACTAAGCATAGCCTTTTCCCATTCTTCTAATCCAGCTTTTTCTTTTAGCTCTTCTTTAGAATACATAAGGTCATATGACTTAATAATCAAGTCGTTTAATCTAGCTATTGTTTTATCATTACGTAAAGTTTTAAAAGCGAGATTCTCAACAGAAAATTCTCCTTTACTTGCAAGACCTTCTTTACGCATTTTCATAATCTTGTCTTTAAGCTTCTTTGCACGCTTATTAATGAGACTAAATTCTTTCTCATCGCTAATGTTATTTAAAGCATCATCTAATAAATCAAACTCTCGTTTGAATGATTCTGCTTTTTTAACTACGTCTTCATGATCTACTTCCGGTTTTTCGTACTTAGGCTTTTTAATCCATCTATTGCCAGATAAACTAAATAGACCGGAAGCCACATGAGGTTCATGAATATCTTGAAAATATAACTCAACTTCATGGCCATTAAATTTTATATCGTGTCTAAGGTTCCAAATAAATCTCTTACCATCTAACGCTCTCTTTACTATCTCTTCATCTTTATTAATATCAGCAAAGTCTAAAAGTATATGTACATCTAAATCAGAGTACTCTGAGTAATTATAGTTTGCTAATGAACCAGTTAACTGTACATCCTCTACCATCTCAGGAGAAATATGAGCATCATCTTTGACAAAGTCATCGACAATCTTTAAAATTGGTTTAAGTACATCTTCTTTGAACTCAAATTCATCCCAGAACTGAGGATGAAGAGTATCATTATAGTAATTACTCTCTTCGAAATATGTTTTAAAACTATTAGGCATCTGCTTTTAATGTTTTTGGAGAAGTAGCTATATAAACTGTAACGTGATCATTTTTACTTTCCTCACCTTCTCCTGTTTTATCATAAGAAACATACTGATGTACCGATCTAATATAATCTGCTGCTTTAGTAATCTTAGCCTCCATCCAATCATCTAATGGATAGTCATCATCTAACATATCATGTAGTTCTTTAGATGTGTTAGCTAAATGATATAAGTCTGTTTTAGCCATACCAGCACCATTAGGTTCGGCTTTCTCTTCAGAATTATCTGCATGAGTAAATTCATTTAAGTAACTATCTAATTTTTTAGTAGTTTCCATATAAATATTTATACGATATGACACCAGAATTCGATAAACTATACGAAGGTCTTTGGGATAATATTAATAAAGCCAAAAAAAGAGGTAAAGTCTCTAGTAAATGGAAGAATGACCCAAAGTATAGAAAGCAGATGAAAAAGCAAGCTGCAAAGATATCTAAAGAAGATATTGACGAAGCTGCGAGATGTACTAAGTCAACGAAAAAAGCTAGTAGTACTGCAAAAGGTAAAAAATGGATGAAATGCGTAAAGAATCCCGACGGCAAAGGATACAAAAGAATTCATTGGGGTCAAAAAGGTGTAAAGGTATCAGGTAAAGCTAATACAAAAAGAAGAAAAAGCTTTAGAGCTAGACATAAATGTAGTTCTGCGAAACCTGGAACAGCAAGATATCAAGCTTGTAAGGACTGGTAAAATGGAATCTTTATTTGATAAAAGAGTAGAAGAGTTATTAGAGAAATCTATACATGATCCTGTAAGACCAGGTATTTTAAAAAGACAAACTAAAGGTAAGCTTACATGTACTAAAGCTCGCGCTCTAAAAAGTAAACAAAAGAATAAAGGCAATAATACTGCTAAAGCTGCCCAACGCTATTTAAATTATCATTGTGAGGACACTGGTATAGACTGTCCTGCTGCTACTCAAGATCTAGAGTTAAATACAAAAAATAGAGATGCTACTATTAAACAGTTTAACTATGGGCCGCTAAATGTAGACGAGCCAGGAGACTATTGGAAGAAAATAGCCAAGTATTGGAAAACTTCAGAAGAAGCTGCAAAACAATCTCTTTGTGGTAACTGTGTAGCGTTTGATATATCTCCTAGAATGGACGAATGTATGCCTGGAGAAACATCTGATGATGATGGAAGATTAGGTTATTGTTGGATGCATCATTTTAAATGCCATAGCGCTAGAAGCTGTCATACATGGGCAAAAGGTGGACCAATTACTAAAGATGAAAAATCTCACAATTGGCAAGAACGAGGCGCTAAATAGATAGCCGTTGACCAACACTAATCTTGTTCGGGTTGGTAATCCTATTTTTAGTCATTAGATCCCTAATAGATTTTCCTGTAAGCTTGGAGATCTTACTTAATGTATCTCCAGACTTAACAGTATAGAAATCTGTCTTTACTGGTTGTTGAGGAGCAGAACCTCCACCATACATACCAAATGCAGCTGCGTTACGTTCCATTCTACCAGCTACACCAGTACCTTCTTCTTTGGAAGTTCTATAACCAGCGTGATTGAGATATTCTTTAGCAGCTGCTTTCCACTCTCCTTTATTCATTAACGCTAATGTATTTTTACTACCAGATAAGTCTCCTCTAAAGAAACCATCTACAATAGCATTACGCAAATACTGAGGATAAGAATCAAATGCAGGTAACTTACGCTTAGCAGCAGCTATTTTAGCCTTTACATCTATATTGAATAATTGTTCCATTTGTTTATCAGACAAAGGAGTACGACCTCGAATGACATTATTATAATCTCTACCAGCTACTTGTTGTAAGACTTTATCGTTTCGTAAGACAAGATGGCCTACTCCAACGGTTAAGTAACCTTTGTGGTCTTTGTACGCGTACCCGGGGCGACCAGCTTTACCTTTACCTTCACTCGGTGCAATATAATCATAATAAGATTGATCTTGTTTGATAGCTTGAGTTATTGGAGTAGGCATTTTGGCTTGTACTTCGCCGGGGCCTCCTAATGTGGCCCCTAAAATACCTAACGCTGCAAGAGCCTTTGCAAAAGGTCCTTCTTGCAAGATAATCTCATTTGCTTCATTTAATTGATCAAATGTCATTATAATTATTTATAAATAAAATCTCTTACTGGTACGTGCTCATACTTTTCCTCATAATCACACTCACCATAAAAGTAATTGTCTAATTGTTCCGCTAATCTAACTTTTGCAATTTCAAGATCTACTTCATACCACTCATTCCTTATTTGCTTAGCAAAATGAGCCATTTGTATTTTTATATTTTTTTCTGCTTTTAAGTAATCTGGATGCTTTATAGAATATAAAATTTCATAATCGCGAAAGGGAGAACCCGTCTGATAAGTTTGCAGACGAGTTTTTAGGTTCTTTGTAGTACCTATTTTTATCCAACCAGGCCAAGATCTATTGCTTATAATATAAAGATATCCGGTATGCATTATTTTAAGCGCTTTCCCAAGTCTTTGTTTCCTCGTTAAATTTACGAGTAACATCACCGGTTACTGGGTCCGTAGATAAAGCGACTTTGACTTCTTTTCTCTGAGAAATCTTATTAGCAAACGACCAACCTGTACCGATTATACTTGTAGAAGCACCTAAAATCAAATGGAAACTATCAGTAGTAAGAGAACCTTTAGCGATTAAAACACCTCCAGCTATAGTAGCTGCGTGTCGAAGTAAACCTCCGATCTCTTTCTTATATTCCTTAATGATGTTAAATATTTTCTTCATCTTAAGTATTTATGTCAAACGCAATTAAATACTTACATGGAGTCAACAGGAATTCAACCACAACATCTAGAGAACATGGCAAAAAATCTAATCGGAGATTACGGTTGGTTGTTTGTTGCTGGTTTAGTAGTATTACTATTTCAATCTAGTATAAAAAAACTAGCAGCATCTTTATTTGTATTTGTTGGAGGAGATTATAAAACTGATGACGTTGTCTTCGTGGATGGAAAACCAGCTCGAATCATAAGAGTAGGTTTTGTAAAGACTGTCTTCTTTATATATGATGTTCATGAAGGTAAAATCGTTGGTGGCAGTAAGTTAGTAGTACAAAATGAATGGTTAGCCAAGCTTAAAATAGAAAAACCTCTACAGCAGCTTGACTTAACCAGATTTAATGGTTCAAAGAGTACTAAAAATTAAAGTCAGAAAAATCTGTCTCTGATGTATCTTGTTTGAATGAACCTACCTTATAGGTTTCTATCTGTGTCTCTTGAGGAGCAACCTGTACGTGTTTACTTTCAGTCCAGTTTTTAATCCATTGGATAGGATTAGGAGTATCTTCAAACACATTATCTACACCTACAGCTTTAGTTCTACGATTACATAAATGCTTCATATACTGTATTAGTATCTCGTCATTTAAACCTAGCATTGAGCCATCTTTAAACAAATACTTTGCCCATTCCATTTCTTCTTGAGCTGCATCAGCAAACATTTTATGAACAGTATCTTCATTTTCTTTTATAATATGCTGAAAGCCTTCCTCTTTATTATCTCGCAGATATTTTAAGATATTTTGAGTCGCAGCTAAATGAAGATTCTCATCGCGGTTAATTAATGAAATGATCTTCGCATTACCTTCCATAGTTTTGTTCTGTGCAAAACAATATGAGCATGCAAATGAAACATAAAAGCGTATGCCTTCTAAAATATTAATACTAACTAATGTAAGATATAATTTCTTCTTTCTATCATCAACAGAGTCTTCAGGTATCTTCTCAATAAGGTCGTCGTAGTATTTTGTTACAGAAGTAGTACGCTTAATAATTTCTGGATCAGTTAAGATATTATCAAAGACCTCTGACGGGTTCGGATATACATTTTTAATAATATATGTATACGAATAACTATGTAACGTTTCGAAGAACTCCCAAGTCTTAGCAAATGCTTCTAGTTCAGGATTACTACAATCTTCTAGCAAATGACTAATACCTCTAGACTGAACAGAGTCAAGTAGTATTTGATATCCAAGATTTTTAGTAAAAATAAACTTTTGATGATCAGTTAATGTCTCATAATCATTTTTTTCTTTACCAGA